GTCGATCGGCAGCGTCGAGACCTGGCCGGGGTCCTCGACCAGCCAGCGCTCGCCCGGCGCGAACACGAAGCCCTCGGGGTCGTCCACGTCGGCCCGGATCAGCGTGATCACGTTGGCGAGCATCCGCACCACGTCGATCCGCTGGTTCTGGAGCGTCCACAGCATCTCCTGAAGCTGGGCGAGCGCCTCGACGACCGAGAGGCCGGGGATCTGGAAGGCGTCAGGCATCCCCGAGCAGACGGTGAAGGGCATCCGCCCCATCCACAGCGGATTGGGCCTGTCCTTCAAGACGACCGACCTGTTGCCGACCGTGATGACACGCTCGGGTGTCCAGTACTCCAGCACCTCGATCAGGTTCTTGGTGCGGTCGATGTTGCGCAGCCGCCGCTCGCGGGCGGTGATGTCGCTCGTGGGAGTGGCGCCCTGCTGCCCCTGACCGGGCTTGAGCTTCTCGACGTTCTGGTAGTCGTAGTAGCCGTCGCCGGTCTTGCGCTTGAGCGAGGCGTACGTCTCCCAGGTGCGGTGGATCAGGTACTCGGCCTTCTGCACGTTGGGGGCCTGGCCGGGCCAGAAGAAGTCGCGCACGTCCACGACCTCGGAGCAGGCGTCATCGACGACGAGGGTCGGGGTCTGCTCCTCCTCGCGGTAGACGGTGACCGAGTCGTACTGAGTGCCGAAGGCGTCCACGATCGCCAGCGAGTGGGCTGCGAGCTTGGTCACGTCGCGCTCCTCGGTGTGCCAGTAGCTCTTCAGCACCGAGATCCCCGCGATCATGTCCTGCTGCATGAAGCTCCGTTGCCGCTGAGCGAACTCGTCGCGGTCAAGCGCGTAGGTGAGCGTGTCTCCGATCGCATCGACCGAGGTCACCCGCCGGATCACCTCGTCGAGCGGCTCGTCGGGCCGTGGGCGCGGCTGGATGTCGAAGCGCGGGTGCGGCTCCAGCATCGTGGCGAGCATCCCCTCGCAGGTCTGGAGGACGTACGGGGTCGTGATGTTGGAGTGCCAGTCCTCCTCGTCCTCGTCGGGGGTCTGCTCGACGAGGCCCCGGTAGGCGAGGTAGCGCTTCTCGACCTTGCGGACGAACTCGTCGTGGTAGTCGCGCTCGCACGTCTCGACCGCCCCGACGACGAGGTTGAGCGCGTCGGCGTTCTTGTCGCCCGAGTAGAGATCGGTGTTGCGCTCGGTGGCGGTGCTCGACACCTACCCTCCGAGTCCCGGCAGCGGAGAGGGTGAACCGGCCAGCGCCCGCACGAGGCTCTTGCCGCCGCCCTTCTGCGCGTCGGCCTGGTTGGATCCCTTCAGGCCCATCACGATCTGGAGCGCCCTCCCAGCCTGCGCTCGATCCTGAAGGTCGTGATCCATCTTCATGAAGGCATGGAGCGCGTGCTCGGCCACGTCGAGGGCCTGCATCGAGTCCGAGTAGGGGCCGTTGTCGCCCCCGCCGCCGCCGCTGTCGGACGGCTCGGGAGGGCCGGGCGGCGGGCCTCCAGGGCCTCCGAGGACATCCATCAGGCTGCTCATGCTGCGCTCCTTTCCCAGGGATAGAGGCCGACCGAGCGGCGCCGCTTCTTGTGCGGCGGGCGGTAGCGGCGCTCGTGCGTGCCGTAGAGGCGGTACATCTCCAGGGCGATCCCGAAGGCCATCACCCGGTCGTCGTTGGATCCGTCCTGCGCTCGCGGACTCGGCAACGTCGGCTGCCGGACGAAGGTGCGGCACTCCATGATCAGCGTCCGGGGCAGCCTCGGGATCGTCTTCTCGCGGATCGCCTGCTCGATCTGGTTGATCACCTGCGGCCTCGTCTTCTGGTTCATGGGGAAGCCGTAGTTGGCGAGCCGGTGGTTGTCAGGCCGGTCAGCGATCGTGTGCCGGTAGAGCTTCGGGTAGTGCGGCCTTCCCTTCCTCCCGTCTCTGAGGGAGATGATCACCGGCTCCCCGAAGCCGCCGCCCATCTCGACCGCGATCCTGGCGCTGCCGTACCAGCGCCCGAGGTAGTGGAGCTGCTCGGCGTACTCGTCGGCGTCGATCTTGGCGTGGAACTCGGCGGCGAGCGCCATCGAGCTGAGGTCGATCACGTAGGCGCACGAGTAGTCGAGGCCCCTGCCGGTCGCCACGTCGGCGCCGATCGCGTACTCGTGGCTCGGGTCGGGCTTCGCGTAGACGCGGATCCAGCCGAGGTCTGTGTAGTGGAGCTTCGCCTTCGCGCCCGTCTCGTTGACGATGAAGCGCAGCCGCTTCTCCTCGGGGAGCCAGGAGTGCTCGGAGTACCAGGCGAGCGCCTCCAGGTCGAACCAGCACTCGCCCGTGTTGATAAAGGCGTCCTCGGGGTTGCGCGGGAACTGCTCGGCGCGGTCGGCGCTCGGAAGCGCTCGGGCGTTGGTCTGGTACCACTCCTCGTCGCGGTCGGGGTGGAGATCCCAGGCGAGGAACTGGCCGTCGATCCCGTAGCTCTCCTGGTTGACCCAGAGGTGGTGGAAGAAGTTGCCCTCGCCGGTCTGCGGGTTGGAGATCCCGTTGGCTGTCGAGATGACAACGAGCTGCCCGCCGTTGTCGGCAGTGGGGAAGAGCGCCTTCCAGCTCTCCTGCGCGTACTCGTGGCGGGCGTACTCGTCGAGGAGCACGATCGTCGCCGTCTCGCCGTGACCCGCCCGACGTGTCGATGGGAGTCCAACCACCGAGCTGATCCGTCCGTCGGGGAAAGAGAACTCGATCAGCGTCGTCGGGCGGGCACCGCGAGTGGGCTTCTGGATCGTCGAGCCGAAGCGGAGGTGGCTCGGCAGGGAGGCGTACATATCGAACAGCCGGTTGACCACCTTGATCGCCTCGTCCTCGTTGATCGAGACGATCAGCGCCCGCGTGCCGGGCATCGTGATCAGCTTCCAGAGCGCGTAGCCCGCCGCAAGCCAGGTGATCCCGATCTGCCGGGCCTTCAGGCACATGCTCAGCGGGTGGCGCATCCAGCGGTCGAGCACGCCCCGCTGCCAGTACCACCCGGCCTCCTTGTCGTTGAGCGTGAAGGCGAAGCGCTCGCCGGTCTTCGGGTCGATGCAGAGAACGTGATCGAGCAGCCCGGCGGGATGCGCGAGCGCCGCCGCCCGCTCTTCCTTGCGCTGCTCGTAGACCTCGCGGAAGTGCTCCAGCTCTTCGGGATCGACGGTCGGGACTGTTGCCAAGGGCGAAACCTCCTGACCGTGTCAAGTCAGATTTTACATTGGCTCTGTTGCTGGGCTTGCGAACCCCGATACCCGGCAAAACCGCATGAATCCAGGGATTGCGGAAATCGGCCCCGGTAAAATGTGTGCATGCACAGCCCAACTACGAAGGAGTCGAGCATGACCGCAGAACGCAAGTACGTGATGACGAAGGTGCGCCCCGGCGACTACATCCTCCCCTCCAACGACGGCGAGACGCTGTTCCGGATCGCCTCGTACGAGGAGGACGGGAGCGGCTACTGGGTCGGCTACGGGGGCACGCGAGAGAAGCAGATCGTCGGCACCCACTGGAACGGCTTCCGCTACAACCGCCCCTGGGACGGGGACGACGCCTTCGACGACGAGTTCCTCGACTGGGATCGCTGGGACTGCGTGATCCAGACCCAGACGAGCCGCAAGGCTGTCGTCAACTTCCTCCTCGACTCATGAGCGCGCTGGAGGAGCACGCCCGCATCCGCTGGGAGGCGTGGGGCCACGCCTGGGCGATGTGGACTCAGTGTCGCTACTGCCACGAGTTCCGCTATTGCCGGGCTAAGCGACGGGGCTTCTGGCGTTGCCTCGACTGCTTCGACCAGCTCTAGGGCTTACAGCTCCACGGCCCCCACGAGAAGCCACTGTCTGCGAAGTAGCGGAACGCGGCCTCGGCCTGTGTCCACGGGTCGGGGCCGTGTCCGTATCTCGCTCTTGCTGTGGCCCCCATCTGGAAGAGGCCCAGGTACTGCCCATTCGCCGCCGTCGTCCGAAACCTCGACTCGCACCAGGCGACCCGAAGCGCCTGCGAGCAGTACGGCCCGAAGACGCCGCAGATCACTCGCTCGGCACCACTCCCTACCGCCGCCGTCGAGCGGGCGACGAAGATCACGAGGTTGACCACGACCAGCACGGCGATGACGGACAGCACCTTCACAAGGTGACCTCCTGCTCGCTTACGGGACGTGCCTGCCCCTGGGGGCGGCGGGTGGTGCTCAGCCCAGGCGGGCGTTCTGCGGGTTGAGGCCGCGCAGAAGGATCATCTGGAGTAGCGGGTCGAGCGGAGCATGGTGGCTCGCGTCCACGCCTGAGCCGGTGAGGACGCCACGCAGGATCGCAGCCCGCACCGGATCGAGCTGGTCGAGCGGAAGCCGACCCTCGGCGCTGGCGTCATACCAGGACGACATCTGCGGGACGCCCTTGAGCGTGCCCTGGTTGGGCATGTACTTGAGGTAGGGGTCGTGCATCATCGAGTGCCAGAAGGAGCCAACCCCGTGCGCCGCCGTGCCGAGGGCGTCTCCGACCGCCCCGGCGATCGAGTTGACTCCGGGGACGACGCCCTGGAGGGAGCGCAGCGACTGGGCCGTCGGGACGGACTGGCGGGTCGGGACGTTCACTTCTTCTTCGCGCCCTGCGCGGTCTTGGTCGAGGACTTCTTGCGCTTGACCGGCCCCTTGCGCTTGGCGAACGGCGCGGCCTTCTTGCCCTTGAAGTTGGCGAGTCCTGCCATCACTTCCTCCTCTTCTTCCGCGCCTGCCCCGACTGGCTGAGGCCGATGGCGACCGCCTGCTTCTGGCTGCGCACGAGCGGCCCCTTCTTGCTGCCCGAGTGGAGCGTGCCTGCTTTCCACTCGTCCATCACGGTCTTCATCTTCGCCTTCTGTGCCGGGGACGGATGCCCGCCCTTACCGGCGGGCTTGGCCGTGCGGCGCTTGGGGACGCGAGCGCTCATTGTGCCTCCGCTCCGATCGCCGCGATCACGGTGTCGGTGTCGTCGAAGACAGCGATCAGCCTGTTGTTCGCGGGCACGAGCTGCTGGGTGGTCGAATACCACGAGCAGGCGATCGTGACCGCGCTGATGTTGTCGTAGCTGCCACCGACCCACTGCCCCTTCGTGTCCGGATCGGTCATCAGGTAGACGTTGTAGAGGTGCGCTGTCGAGGCCACGGGCTGAACCGGCTCGTTCACTTCGCCCCCTTGACCTTCTTCAGGTTCGGGTTGCGCTTCTTAGCCGCCGGGGACGCCTTGCGTGCGCCTGCGGCGAGGATCGCCCCGGCGCGATCCTTGCTGATCCCCTGCCGCTTGGCGATCTGCGACTGCGCCGCCTTGAAGCCCATCCCCTTCTTCGCCTTTGCCATTGCTCATGCCTCCGTTCATCTGGGCCTCGCGGGCGGCGAGGATCTGATCGAAGTTCTCGGCGTAGTTGATAAGCCCACGGATGCCGAAGCAGACATCCGGCTCCTCGGTCGATGCCTCCGCGAGCACGGTGCCCTCCTCGTCCACCTGCTGCACGACCGAGACGATGAGGAACTTGTAGGGACGCAGCACGCTCTTACCTCCGGATCGGGGTGACGTAGAGCCAGCGGTCTGAGAAGAAGGCAGTGCCGCCACCGCCCGAGCGGTACTTCATCGTGACTGTGACGGCGCCCAGCCCCGTCTTGATCCACTTCGCGCTGATCGACTCGTTGGCCGCACCTGCACCCGAGCCTGCCGGGAGCGAGTTGCAGGCCGACTCGTTCACGTTGGGGGCCGTCGCGCCGTACTGCGGCGCGTAGCGAGTCGAGTCGCCCGCAGCCGGGCCTGCCCGTGCGAAGTACTCCACGAGGTAGGTGCCAGCGAAGGGGAGCGTGATCGAGGGGCCAACGGTTGCCAGATCGGTGAAGCCGGTGCTCACAGTCGATTCGGTCGGCCCCACGTAGGCGCTGAGTGGGGAACCACCGCTGAAGATCCACGCCGCCTGTGCCGTGTTGTAAACGAAGCGCCAGTAGACCCCGTTGGGGATGTCGGCGGCGTAGACGTATTCCTGCCCGTCAACAGGCGAGGCGGGGAAGCTCGTTCCGACTGCGCCGATGGCAATGGTGCCGTCGGTCTTGAGGACGCCAGCTCCAGCGCGATACAGATTCGTGTCTACCGCAGCAGCGCCGCCCGCACCCCACTGAATCGTTCCCGAAGCCTGGATGTTGAAGCGACCGAAGCCTGAGTCACCGGCCTGCTTGGCAACGATGAAGGCACCGTTTGCTGCCATCGAGTCGAAGACAAGACCGGCGGATCCCGCAGCGGACTGCCTCACGTAGAACGCCCCGTCTGTCGCAAGAGCGTTCGCGGCCTGCCGGTACAGGTTTGTGTCGCCCGCCGAGCCGAACGAAAGTCCGGCCTGTGAGCCGCTTACCGCGACAAGCCCAACCTGTGTCGAGGTGCCCTGCATGGCGTAGATGGCCTGCAACGCGTAGAAGTAGCCGTCGATCTTCATTTGCCCCGCCGCCGAGCGGTACAGTACAGTGTCCACG